TTTTACTATTTGAGTTGTTGATGTTCTTTGGTTGACCCTTCTACTTGAAGTGTTTATGTTAGAACTTCTACGTCCATTAATATACGCTGTTCTACCTCTTCTATTATAATTAGGATAATAGTTCCAATTGTTCCACCCATAGTAGTTATTCCAACCGTAGTTATTCCAACCGTAGTGATTGTATCCCCATCTATCATATCCAAAAGATGACCATCTGTGAGGGGTTATACCCCATGCCCAATCATTCCACATTTGAGTTCTATTCCAATATGGATTATATCTAAATCCGTAATATGGATTGTATCTATTATACCTGTTACCTAGTATACGATTATTCCAGTCAAATGATATAGGTTGACTAAGAGCGTATTGAGCAAAATCAAATCTAAAGTTAAAATCTGTTCTAAGTAGACGTTGAAGTTCAAATTCATTATTTATTACTACTATTTCTGCATCTGATCCTTCTATGCTGTAGATAGGATCGTGATTTAAAGTGCTTACTTGTAAACTAGCACATCCTGTTAATGTTAATGTTAGTAGTAAAAATAATAATTTCTTCATATACTATAGTTTTAAAGTTGTAGGGTAGCTATTATAAATAGGTTCCGTATTGGGGTTCTCTAATGAATATAGCTTATATATCATTTTAAACAGTTCAAAGTTCTCTTCTATTTCATCTACCTGTAATACTTTCCATCCTTTTCCTTGTATTACGTTTTTTTGTTTTGATGGACCTCTAGAGTGAGCTTTTAACCATATGATACCTGTACGTTCTATTTTTATGCCTTTAGCTTCTTCTAATCCTTTTGCGTAAGCTGAAAGTTGTAAGTCGAAAGACTTATGAACTGAGTTAGATGTTTTAATATCTAGTAACCATATTTGTCCGTGCATTTTTACAACTAGATCTGCTGTTCCTGCATACTTATGTTCGTCTGACCATACAAAATCTTCGGCAGATATTAATTCCGGCTTATGTGTCCTCCAGAAGTCAGCAAATTTTAATATCATTTCCCAAACTATTTGAGAGTACTTAGCATTACCATAATCATCCATCCAGGTAACTTCTTTACCTAGTACTAACTGTTCACATGCTTCATGTACTTGAGTTCCTTGCTTTCCAGCTCGTCTCATAATAAGATCGGCGTTATGCCCAACGTCTTTAAGCCAAGACTCAAAAAACTTGTTTTTGGGCATATACTGAAGTATAGTTGTTACGGACGGGTAATATACTCCTTCGCCTCTCTTATAAACTCTTCTATCTAAGAAATTAATCTGCTTTAGTTGCGGGTTAAAATCTAATCTCTTCTTTTCATTCTGTTCAAGAATGTTCATTCCTTGCTTTATCATAAATTTAATTTTTGCAACATTATCTTAGAAAAGTCTAATTCTATTGCGTTTTGTACTAACTTTGTAAAGTCCTGAAATCCCATTTCTGAAGGATCTTTACCTGGTAGTTCGATTAAGAAAACTCTAAATCCTGCTGCTATGAATTTTTCAGCCATTTTTAAAGCTGCATCTTGAGCGTCTAAATCTAGAGCTATATAGATGTCTGTTAATTTACTTGTTAATATTTTTCTCCAAAGTTCATTGGATATACTCTTACCTAAGATAGGTATAGCATTTCTTCTTATTGCTATAGCGTCAAATACTCCTTCACATAATATGATAGGACAGTCCCAGTTTATTAGGTTCTCATAAAATATTATGTCTTTGGAAGATTCCGGATTTTTGTACTTAAAATAGTTGCCGTCAAAACTTCTTCCAACAAAATAATTGAGCCTGTTGGATCCAGAATAACTCGGCAAAATAACTCTTCCTCCATATTCTCCACTTGTGCAGTATCCAATACCATATTTAATAAAATCATTGTCGGTAAGGCCTCTGTCATATAGGTATTTTTTAACTAAATTTGCTACGACTGATGTATTTGTTGCTTCATCTAATCTTTGATACTCTTTAGGGAGTTCAACTATAGATGTACCTGTATATTCTATTTCTGAACCTTTAGGTAGGTACTTCAGTATAAGTGCAGCTTGATCTTTAGGTGTATTAAGTTGTTTGAGTAGTGATCGGATAGTACGGCCTTTTGTTTGACATACCCAGCATTCCCAGGGGTTATGTCCTTTTTCATTAGTAGCCATGTTTATTTCTAACTTAGGCTTACGGTGATTACAAAAGGGGCAGTGGAAAGCATGATTTGCTCTCGCTCTCTTATGAGATTTACCTAGTAAATTCTCTATAGATCCAAGTAAAAAAGTATAATCCATTTAGTTGTCCGTAACTATTATCTTATAATATAAGAAAAATAATTCTAAATATCAACTAATTTTAAATGATTTTTTTGATTAACCATAATATTTGATGGTCTAATATCTAATTCTTCTGGGTCTATACCTATTCTTGTAGATTCTCTTTCTAATGCTTCAACCCACTCTTCAGGAATATCTCCTTTGAATTCTCCTAAAACTTCCATTTGTATTATACCTAGCTTAGGGTTTATAATTTCTACATCATATATTCTAGCAAAGTTATTTGTCTTTTTACCTTTTAGTATAGCTGCATGTTCTAATTCTACTTCGTCTGTTGTTGCTTTATACACTCTACCGTTAAGAAGGTAAGCTGATCCATAATCTCCTGAGCCTAAGTATTTTCCGCCTTTATCTCTAAGTTGATCTGTTACTTTTTCAAAAGCCGGGTTATATTCTAGTATTTCACCAAGTATAACTCTTGATAGTTTCATTATTATTAACTTTCTTTTTTATTAAAATTAAAATTAACAGTTGGGTACCACTCTCTTTCTCCTGGTTCTATATCGTAATAGTTACTATCCTGTGTAATTTCTAAACCTTTGCTTTTTATAAACCCTATTATTTTATTCCATTCGTCTTTTTCAAATTCACTTTTAATTCTAAAAGTAACTTTACCGTAAGCTTTTCCTTTTAATGGATCATTATCTTCTCGTCCGGCAGAATAGTCCCCCATATTTACATAAGGATCTCCTCCAAATTTAATATCTAACTCTTTAGCTAGAGAATCTGATTCTTTATCGTACTTGTTGAAGTCTACTTCTAAAAGAATGTCTGTTAGTTTCATAGTTTATAAATTTTTACTTTAAGATCCCCTGTTCCTTTGATTAATCGGTGATAAGTCTCTTTAGGTATAAATAGTTTATTTTCTGATAATCTCTGTGGTAATTTGTTATCAAATTGAAATTGCCAGTCTGTTTTATGTGTAGTTTCTACAATCCTATCTTCTTTGTCTCTATGCCAAACATATTCAAATGAATCCGTGTTATGAGAAAATTCTCTTATTAAGTACCCTTCCTTATTAAAGTCTTCATATGGATTGTCCATAACTGTTTTATTTACCAGTACCCAGAGAAGTTCTTTGCTCCTCCTAGTGATTTCCAATATCGTCCTACGTTACAAGCCCAGTAACCCGGTTTTGTTTTATCTTTTTTAGTAGCACATTTATGTCTTGCAGCAAAAGAAGCTCTTGCCCCTTTCTCTTTTATCTTTACACTCAGTCCTGTTGTGCCTCCGAAAGAAACTTTAACAACGTTGCCTTTTTTATTTTTAGTATAAACAAAGAACTTTTTAGAGCCTCCTCTTTTTGGTTTATTTAAAGGTACATCTTTACCTTTATATTTAGCTTCTTCTAATGATTTTTCTTGAACTGATATTATATTTGTTGGAATATAAGCATTAGTTCCATCACCAAATTCAATATGCACTCTTTTATCATTTTTATCTAAGATATAGACTTGTTCTCTTTCTCCTGCTTTAAAATATTCAAAGTCATCGTCATACCCTTCGCCGGTATTCATTTTAACTTCGTAATCATTTTTAAAAGTTATTATTGCTCTATCTTCATTAATCATTGGTAAATCTAAAGGCACTTTATTTGCCTCGTATACTCCATATAGACCTATATCTGTTGTTTCTATTAACTTTAAATCTTCTTCATTAAGTTGAATTTTACCGTCTCTATAAGCATCTCTTGCTTCAGCAAATAATTGTATAAAGTTGGTGCTAGAATAACGGTAGACATTCTCATGTAAGGTGAGATTATTATCTATATGGTACTCCAAAGAAGGTAATCCTAATAAATCTTTTATCTGTATCATAATTTACTTTTTATTTCTTTCTTGCCATTCTTGGGAGATTTTATCCTTATCTATTGGACCTCCTTTTGCCCATGTTCTACAGCTTCTTGCAGAATGACATTTAAAATGATGCATCCAGCAGTAGCCTAATTTACCATCTTCATCAGATGTTACACCTGGCATACATTCTTCCATTCTAGGAGATATATCAAATGCTACACAATTGCTGCAGTTAGTTCCTTTAGCTGCTTCTTCTGTAGTATTCCAATATTTTGCTATATCTTTCCAGTATGTGCCTGGTTCACTTACGTTTAGTGGACCGTATTGTATATGAGTTGCTTTTATTGAAGCATCTCTGTTTTTTGTGTTGAGTATTAAATCCTGTGTTGCAGCAGGGCAGGAATCATTATTCTCCTTTAGTAGTATATCTGTTAGTTTCATATATCAAAGTCTTTTCTATAGAACTTACCGAGTACATTATCGTTGATGTAGCTATCCTTGTTCTCTAGTACTTCATTTATAAATAGGTATTTACATTCAAAATACGTTAGAAGCTTTTTATTAGGTACATAACATAATATTGAACGTTTAAAATCTGCTGGTTGACCTTCTTTGACATACTTCAGTATATCTTTATGTGATCCGTAGTATGTCTTCCAATCTGACTCTGTTATTATTTTTTGCTTAAGAGGTGTTCTTCCTCCTATACCTTTTGCTTTTCTTTCCTCTCTTAAAGCTTCCAAAGCTCTTTTACCTAATCTCTTATTACGTTCAAAGTATAGAACTTTTTTACCTATGTACTTTTTATTTGTAGGGATATGTAAAGTTTCATATATAAAACCATATGTACCTTCCGGCATATCTGATATCTCTGTAATTGTTTGACCTTTGTTGGTCCATTCGGGGACTGTTACCATATCTAATGAAAATACGAATTTATTTTTAATTTAACAACTTTAATTTCTATAACTCTCCTTTTAACTCTTTTGAATTGTGTACAACGATCCCACCTGCAATGTAGTTATCTACTGCTTCTGCATCTAAATTATAGGACATAATTGTATTGTTCTCTAATAGGTCTATTGATGTTATTTGTTCCCAAGAGTTTGAAGAAAAATACCTTATTTCATCTCCTGCAACTAAATCTTTTACAGGTACAAATAAAACGTTGCCGTTTTGTCTTTTCACTAATGTTGGGTGTTCTTCAGTTATTTTTAATGAACCGCTATTAAAGTTCAACCTATATGCGGTATGGAATACTTCAGACTGTATCGCTTTAACTTCAGTTACTGTGTTTGTAGATTCAAAATCATTATAGTTAGTACTCCAGGTTTTCCATGAATCTTCTTCCAATGATAAACCAGGTAACGTAATCCCTTTAACTCTATCCCCAATAATTACATCTTCTACTTTAGTAAAAGAACCGTCTTCCATTAATATCAATTCACCTGTTAATATACATCCTCCGCCTCCTGTTTGCCCGCCTCCTGTTTGCCCGCCTCCAAATGATGCAGTTGCTGCTCCGTAGAAATCAGCAAAATCTATTGCTGTGTTTGTAGTATTATTAATAGTTCTACCTGAAGCTTCATTCAAACCTCTAATATCAGTGTCATTAATAGAGCATTGGGTGAGGGTAGTGCCTCCAGCTTCTTGGTGTATATCGTTTAATGAAATTGCTCCTGTGGTCTGTAGTGCCATGTTAGTCTTTTTTAGATTCTAACTTCTTTTCTAACTCGTTTACCTTAGCTGAAAGTTCTTTTATAGCTTCTGTCAATACTGCCACTGTTGATGCGTAATCTATAGTTTTAGCGTCTTCAATTTCTTCTGATACATCATTAGATTCGTGTACTAGCTCTGGTATATGCTTTTCAAAATCTTGAGCTATAAATCCAATTGAACTTCCTAATTCTTTATTTTTCCAATCAAAAGATACTCCTTGTAAGTTTAATACTTTATCTAGTGCTCCTTGGAGTGGTTTGATATTATCTTTTAACCTTCTATCAGAAGCTCCAGATGTGGTAAAAGCTGTAATATTACCTCTTGCTGCAATTCCGAATACATATAGGTTTTTAAATCTATAGTTAGTTGTTCCTATATCAAACCCTGTTGATAATGATGTACTAGATGTATTTGGTCTGATAGCGTCAAATCGAGATGTTCCTCCTTTTGCTTCAAAAATTATTGAATTCTTACCTCCACCGCCAGCTAGACGTGGCATTTTTACGTATTGCGTAGCATCTGATACAATTTGTATACCTCCAGCTTTTATCTCTACAAAGTTAGTAGGTACAGCTACTGAGACTGAACTGGCGAAAGTAGGAGTATTTCCTGATTTGTATCCGTTGTTTCGTTGAGCGGTTGTGGTTATACCGGCAGTTCCACTTGCAGTATATGCTTTGTTATTTCCTGCTTGAGCAGTAAATGTAACGAGGTACCTTAATT